CCCGGGCTCAGTTTACCGTTACTGATACCGGGCACCAGCTACCCTGGAGTAATGGTGACTGCTCCAGCCTTCAATCAAAATCCCGGCTTTGACGTGGGCAACTTTGATATCAATCCATTTGACAATATCACATATGGGCCCGAAGGATTTCCAACTTTTAGTCCAATCATTCTAGATGCCGTATATTCAAGCGCCTATGTGGATCCGTACCTGGGATTGCGTGCCACAGATATCAATGTGGACGGCGGTGGCTATATCGATGTATTCAGCAGTTATGCACCGGAAGAGTTGGTTCCTGGCAGCGAATTTGATACCATGGATTTCAGAATATACAATCGTCCAGTCACGAATTACACTGCAAATGGCGCCCAGGTTGCATTTGCTGCACCTACAGGGGCAACCACCGTTGTGGTCTGTGTAAACAATGTGATTATTGCTGGCACAAACTACTCGTATGTTGCTCCAACTGTGACATTCAACACGCCGCCAGCAGCCGGTGACATAGTAGTGATCATTGAAACTGCGCCAGCTATTCCTGTTGTAGACAGCCGTATATTCCAGACCATGCGGAATATTCAACTGAATTACTCAATTACTCAATCAGGAACCACCGAACTAACTCAACCCTTGGCTGCAGACGATGACGAGATTTTTGTAGACAATGCTTCTGTATTGTCGGCTCCAAACTTTGAATTAAATCAATGGGGAGAACTAACAATCAACGCTGAACGTATCATGTATCGTGAAATAGACTATGTAGCAAACACAGTCAGCGGACTATTGCGTGGCACCGTGGGTACTGCTGTGGCAGCACACGAAACCGCTGCAATAGTGTACAATATAAGTCGTAACATGTTGTTTCCTGAAGCATACCAAAATTACATTGTGAGTACCAGCACCTTGGCCAATGGAACTGCTACAGTATTTAACGCACCCAATATCACAATCAGCACGTCAACTACGACCTGGGCTACCACTCAAGTTGTAACTGGTGTTAACATAACCAATCTGTTGTTTGCATGTAGTTGTACTGCATCAAGCAAGTTGTTGATAGTGGGTAATCCTGTGGTGGTAAGTGGCACCAACAGCGGTACCAGCACCATTGTTGATTACACAAATCCAACAACCTATCAGATCAGTGCAACCAATGGGTCAACACAGTTTACCTTGGTCACTCCTGGCAATGTGTCAATTGATACCACAGCAGGCACCACCACAGGATTGACCTTCACAGTGGGCCTTGCTTATTATCAAGGCGCTGTGGTAGTTAATTCTGGCAGTTATTACATGGCCTTAAAGGATGTTCCATATTACACAGCTATCACAAACACTGAATATTGGCAACCGTTAAGCCGAGCGGTACAAGTTTATGTGGGCGGGATATTGTTGAGCGACGACTATTATACTGTAACTGCCCAGGCACCGGTGTCAGTGACCCTGGACTCGGCGCCTGCAGACGGTGTTGACGTGACCATTCTGGTTCGAAGGATAGAAATACCTTCTTCCTAGTGCAACAATCAACAACGACCAAGGTTTTTTTTGGGGATAAAAACTAAGATAAATAAAATATGACTGATAACAAGCAGACAACTAAAACAAACAACGCTGAACAAAAACCTCAGCGCCGTCCTAACGAAACTGGAAGTATTTCAGTGCAAGGACATGTCAGGATTTCAGATCCCCAGACCAAACAGATATTTGTGGAAAAACGAGCATGATTCCAACAAGTCTTTATATTAAACAACACAACAAGACAGGTAAACTGTATTTTGGAAAAACTACATCAGTTGATCCGGTAGTGTATTCGGGGTCTGGGCTTTATTGGTCGAGACATATGAACGAACACGGTAACAACATCACCACATTGTGGCATACATTATTTACAGAAGAGTCTGATATTTTTGAGTTTGCAACATTTTTTAGTGAGTTTTTTGATATTGTTAATAGTGATAAATGGGCCAATTTGATACCAGAAACAGGTTTGGATGGGTTTCCGCCCGGTGGCAAAATGCCACCTCGATCTGCAATGCACAAGAAAAATTGGGCAGACAGTAAAAAAGGATGGGCTCCATCAGCAAAAACAAAAAAAATATGGTCAGAGCAACGAACTGGAGTAACAGTATCCGACCGTACTAAAAAATTACACAGTTTGCAAACATCGAGAGGAAAAAATCCTAATGCGCTCGAATGGCAAATTCAATACCCCACTGGCGAAGTAGTAAAAATCAAAGGATTACGGGCATTTTGTCGAGAAAATAATTTGCCATTTAATAAAATTTATTATTCCATAGGTGGGTGGAGATCTATCAAATACGGCACCGGAAACGGTGGGGGAAGAAAAAGGAAAATAAATGTTGAGTAACAGTAATTTACTAATAAAAGGATTTTTAAAAATTTTTGATCCATCAACAAAAGAAGTGTTTTTTGACGGCTCCAATCAAATTCATTACGAAAATATCAGTATTTGCATGGCCAACACTTTGAGTGACCGCAATGTGGGCTGGATCTACCAGATGGCCTTTGGCAATGGCGGCAGTGCAGTTGATCCCACTGGAGTAATAACCTATTTGCCACCTAATACCGTTGGCACCAGTGCCAGCCTATACAACGAAACTTATGCCAAGGTGGTAGATGATAATTCAGCTGCCAATCAGGATCCCGGCAACAATTACATGACGGTGATACACACATCTGGACAACCGTACACGGACATAGTAGTGACCTGCTTGTTGGATTATGGTGAACCAGCCGGACAACAGGCCTTTGACAACAGCACCAATTTCAATGGTGAATATGTGTTTGATGAACTAGGGTTACAGTGTTGGAACGGATCTGCCACACAGTTGTTGTTGATAACACATGTGATTTTCCACCCGGTACAAAAAAGTCTAAATCGACAGATACAAATTGATTATACCTTGCGCATTCAGACTTTGACAAACTTGAGTGCCGCATAAATATGCGTATATCAAATTGCAACAAATATAATAGGACCGATTAAACAATGTCATATACAATAACACTAACCGATGGAACCGTATTTGCTACCATAGCTGACGGTACTATTAATACCACCGCAGCCCCGGCACTAACGCTTGTGGGTAAAAATTATTCTGGGTACGGACAATTTTTAAATACCAATTTTGTACGGGTATTACAAAATTCTTCTAATAGTACAGCACCACCTGCACCAATAACTGGACAACTTTGGTGGAATAATTCACCCAGTGCCGGACGACTACAAGTCAACACCAACAATACCACAACTGGCTGGAAATATCTCAGCGCAATGGCAGTGGGAAATACTACTCCTAGTTCTACCATTTATAACACCCAAGGAGATCTTTGGTATGACACACAAAACCAACAGGTAAACATCTGGTCTGGAGCGTCATGGACATTAGTTGGCCCACAATTCACAGCTGGTACTGGTGTAACCGGCGCATTTGCCAATGTGATAACAGATACAACCGGTACAGTAACTCACAAAGTAATTGAACTAGTAGTTGACAGCGTGGTCGTGGGCATTATGAGTGGCGATGCAACCTGGACTCCATTGTTGGCTATTCCTGGATTTGGCAACATCAGTTCCGGTATACAATTGGCCAGCAACGTGACCGGCATTGGTGGAGTCACATCTCCTACATTTTGGGGACAAGGTGCAAGTGGTGTAAACGTGGCAGGTAACATTGTAGGCGGCAATATAAACACCGCAGGCCTGATCACAGTCACTGGTAATGTATCCAGCGGCAATCTACGTACCGTCGGTTCAGTCACAGCCACAGGCAATATCACAGGCGGCAATGTGTTAACAGGTGGACTTGTCAGTGCTATTGGCAATGTTACTGGTAATTATATTCTGGGTAACGGTGCACTACTGACAGGTGTGATCACCAGCGTGGCCAACATCAACAGCGGTACAAGTAATGTGACTGTGGTCAGTTCGGGAGGCAATGTCACTGTAGGTATAGGCGGCGTATCGAATGTTGCAGTTTTTAGCACAACGGCTCTGAGCATTGGCAACATAAT